TCAGACGCCAAGGCACTCCCTGGCCCATCGTTCCACTGCGGCATTCTCCGCATCGTCGCCCAGTAGGAGCAGAAACCCAGCGTTCTTACCAAGCGAAGCAGGTTCGATGGTCTTAATGATGCCGCGATCACGCAGGAACACCCAGGCATCGCTGATGCTCTTCTGGATACTGTTCTCACGGGTCTTCATCTTCGCTTCCGCATTACCGCCCATCGCCTGTTCGGGAGTGAGCATCACCATTCCAAGCGAGTCTGAGATAGCACGCCATCCAAGCGTGTAATAGCGGCATGGCACTTTCTTATCCATGAGTTTCTTTGGAGGACAATTGTTCTCGCTATCCCAATCGTATGTTTGCGAAGCCATGAACATGAGGACGAGTTCGGCGTTCTTGTTGAGGGTCATGTTATCGCCACGTCGAATCGCCATGCGTCCGGCACGGTTTACGTCGTATACGGCTTGCATGTTCTTGTAGCCCATATTTTCCACGTGTCTTTCCCTCCATGCCTAGCGCTATGCTGATGCACGGAGAATCTATGCAAACTGGTTTTCCGATTGCCCTTGTCGCTGTTCGAGAGCGGCAAGGGCTTTTTGCTACTTTCGCCTATAACTCTAACTCTACACATGGATATAATTACAACTACTGTCGGGTAGTAGATACTGATAGTTTGTCGGTGTAGCTCCAGTTACATGTATATAAGTATGTACATGGTTATACATTCTTCTTACATTGTGCGTTTGTCATGATTTTGCCAATTAAAAAGCACAAACGGTCAGAAAGAGGGTATGAAAAACCCGCCTGCAACAAAACAGACGGGCACGAGAAAAACATGGTTCACATAGGACTGCTGGCGAGAGTGATAATCATAGCCAGGAAGCATACGCCGACAGCGACTCCAATCACAATCCAACAATTTCGCACATGGATGGAATTACGCGACTCGATATAGTCCAGAGCCTTCGCCCTCACATTCCGCTCGATGGCATCTGGTGCGGAATCGGTCTTGGCCGCGATCTCATACAATTCGTGCAACGTCGGCTTGCCGCCGTCCGCATCGTCGATGCGTTCCAACTCGTATTGGGTACGCCAGTCAATCAACCCGGACATGCGAATGCCGTTCCGCACGGCCATCTGGATCAGCAGAACGAACGCGGCCATACCGATGGCGATACCGGCGATAACGAATATAGGAACCATGATGTCCTCCTTGCTCTCCTGCAATATGTCTCAACAAGGATTATCCCCCAATTGACGGCTGATGAATCATGGGCGTTTTGCAAACAAGCCATCCTTGAGAATCTGCCTGTAATCCGCGAGAACCCGCATGGTCACGTCCAGCTCCGCCGCCATATGCCAGGTGTCGCCGTCCCACGTCCGTTCGGCCATGGCGAACTCGGACGGGCTTATCAGCATCAAAGCCGTCTCGCGCCGCGCCCTACGCTCGCACTTCACGCCGAACCGCGTGCCACAGCCAAGATCACGATACTTCGCGTGCACAAGCTCATGACATAGGGTGCAGAGCCTCTGCCGGTCGTTCAACCAGTCGGCAAGCCATATCGTGTTCAACCGGTCGCAATACAGGCCGCAGGTAGTGCCCGGCATGTCCGTCTCCAATATTCTCACATGCATGGCTTCGGCCTGACGTTCCAAAACGTCGATGGTGATTCGAGACATTGTTCCCTTCGTATTATTAGGCGGCGGCACCACGAGTGAATGCCGCCGCCATATTCATTGCTGTCGTCAGTCTTCCGGTGTTTCGGCTTCGAGCCTCGCGTTCGGATCGTCGTTCGCAGCCATGTCGAACTCTTCACGGTAGATGATCGGACTGTTCACCCAGTCGGCGTCCGCGTTCTCCTTGAGACGGCGTGCGAGTTCCTGAAGCAGCTCGTCATCCGAAGCGTCATGCAGCCTTGCGACGGTCTTTCCTTTAGCCATCTCGTCGGCTCTTATATATCCGAACTCAACCAGAGCCTCTACAGGATTTTCGCCATATGCTCTAGCGATGATGATTACCGACTCGGCGCTGAACTCGCATCCTTTGTTGTATTGACGCCAGAGGGTTGAGACGCTGAGTCCGGTCTTGTTGCTGATTTCATTGATCGCCGCATCATGCGTTAGCTGTGCGAAATATGTTTTCTTATCCATGTATTTCATTATGAAATAAAAACTCTTTCATGTCAACACGCCGAAAAGGTGTTTCGACTTGAAAAATCTCTTTTCACTGTGGTATATTACTTTTCAAGTTGAAAAACAAAATGCTTCACAATGAAAGGAACAGTGCTGATGGCTGAATACAAAATGCAGTTCCGAGACGGCTTCCTAGACCGAACCAAACAAATGAGCGGCCTCAAAACAGACGAAGCCTTCGCCGGAGCAATAGGAGTCAGCGAAAGCGTCCTAGCCAGAGCCAAAAAAACAAACGAATGCACACCACTCATGCTCATAGGACTCTACAAAGCATTCGGCTTCCAACCCGGAGAAATCGCCCAAATCAAACAAACCGCCTAACCACACCACACAACGCCAACGAGCAAAAGGACAACCAATGAAAATCACCACACCACACGGCACTCTCGAAGGCGACAACATCGAAGCCATCCTCAAAGAGCATGGATATGACTGCCTGCATGGTGCCGACCTGCGCTACGCCAACCTGCATGGTGCCGACCTGAGCGATGCCGATCTGAGCTACGCCGACCTGAGCGATGTCGACCTGAGCGATGCCAACCATGTAAAACTCAGCATCGCCAAAATCAGCATCCTTCCGGACGAAGGCGACATCATCGGCTGGAAAAAAGCATACGTAGACGGCACAATGCTACCGAAATCAGTCATCGTAAAGCTCCTCATTCCGTCCGACGCGCAACGCTCCAACGCCACGGGGCGCAAATGCCGCGCCAGCAAAGCACGAGTGCTCGACCTGCAAGACAAGCAAGGCAACAGCCTTCCACCAGACACCACGGCATACAGCGGACACGACACAGACTTCACCTACAAAAAAGGCGAAACCATTCACGTCGAAGACTTCGACACCAACCGGTGGAAAGAATGCGCCCCCGGCATCCACTTCTTCATCACCCGCATCGAAGCAGTCGAATACTAGGAGACTCCAAGTGAACACTGAAATACAACGATTCGACTTCAAGGGCGAATCATTACGCGCCCTGACCAACATGGCGGGGGAGCCTTGGTTCGTCGCCAAGGACGCATGTGACATCCTCGGCATTGACACAAATCATCTCCGCGAAGCTCTTGATGATGACGAAATCACAAACCTCCGTAATTCGGAGGTTTGGAATCAGCCGGGGCGTGCGCCTCTCATCATCTCTGAGCCTGGCTTGTACAAGCTCATCATGCGCTCGCGTAAGCCGGAGGCGAAGGAGTTCCAACGCTGGGTGACACACGAGGTGCTGCCGTCCATCCGCAAGCATGGCGCATACATGACCCAGCAGACGTTGGACAAAGCGCTCACCAGCCCGGACTTCCTGATCCAGCTCGCCACCAAGCTGAAGGAGGAGCAGGAGAAGGTCAAGGAACTGGAGCCGAAAGCCAAGGCGTTGGATGACTTCACCAACGTTCCCGATGCTCTGCTTGTCCGTGACGCGGCGAAACTCCTAAGCAACGATTCCAACATTCAGATCGGTGAGCATGAGCTGCGCCAATGGCTCGTGGATAACGGTTGGATTTACCGGCAGTCCAACCAGTCATGGTGCGCGGCGTCAAGTCGCGTGAGGCAAGGCCACATGGTCATGGTGTCCTCCCGTTCCCACGGAATCCACAAGGATGGCACGCCATTCGCCTATCCGCCGACCCCGAAACTGACCCGCAAGGGATTGGCGCTTATCCACCAGCGGTTGTCCGAACAAAGTTTCGAGCGAGTGCTTGACGCGGAGGTGGCGGCATGACGTTGTTGAATCCTCCGGCGCCACCGCATGAGTTCGTTCTTGACGAGGGTGGGCACTGCGTGTTCCGCATCAACGAGCGGAAAGGCGGGTCAATCGTTGAAAAAGATGGACTCAAGACGAGCACGTTGTATGAGATTCCCGAATCGAAACTAGGCGCGTTCATCCAATGGGCCGCTGACGTTCACGGCCAATCAAGATAGGAGCAGGTTTTGACAGACAGGAAGGTTGTTGTCGAAGAGGAGATTTTCGACAGGCAGGAAGCTGCCAGGTATCTCAAGCTTGGAGCGGACAAGTTCGACAAACTGTACAGGGTGTGCGCCGACTATCAGGGCGGCAAGACCGTCACGTACAAGAAGTCGAAGCTTCTCGACCGTTACGACCAGGTGTGCGAGAGTCCACGGGAGGTTTCGGCATGACCGGCGCTCAGCCTGATGTCGCGTGGAGCGTCCAGACGGGCATCGACTTGGATGCCATGCTTGCCGCCCAACGCGATTGGATTGAACGGGTCAGACGTAAGACCAAACGGGACTATCAGCAGCAGGACAAGCCGGTATTGAAGCGGGTGTACGAGTCGCTTCGTATGAAGTATGAGACCGGTTTCAGTACCAGTTCGTACAAGATCGCGGATGACCTGCAATTGGCTCAGAGCGTTGTCTACAGGAAGTTGCGCAAGCTTGTTTCCTATGGGCTTGCGGAAACGTTTCTGACGCATGGAAGACATTGTTTCAGGCCGACCGGCTTGGAACCGACGAAAGGATTTGATTGGAATGAATGACAGTGTTTTGGTGAAGCTTGACCGGCTTTTCGATAAGTTGAAGACCGCAAGCGACGAAGACGATTGGAATACCGTGCGCAGTCTGGTCGCACAGATCGCATCACTTGTCAAAGTGGATGAAAAGCAACTACCCGAAGAGCCGAAGGAGCAGGGCTTCTATGTCACCGCGAATGATGGTCGGCTCCTGCTTAAGGACATCGATGATGACTGGTCGGTGCGCACATATGATAACTCGGCTAAGCGCATCTGGAATGGAGGTAGACAGTATGCAAAGTGGCCGGAAGTCTGCGCCCAGCTCCCGCCTGAAGCATTCCCACTCAAGCGAGTGAACACTGGGAGCGACGATGACTGACCATGATTACTGGCTTGAAGACATGCAAGCAATGAAGAAGCGGAAGAAGCCGAACTACACGCGCCGCCGCATCCTCTTCGCCATCGCCAGCATCGGCCTCATCTCCAGCCTGACCATCATGCTCACATGGCATGGCGGCAGCACCACCGCCGCGCTCATGGTCGAAGGCGTGTACATCGCCACCGCATTGTGGCTGATCGTCAGATTCACGCCACGCGACTAAAGACTTCCCGCTGGCTGACAGTCCCAACAAACAACCAAAAATCGGGTTGTTCCGCAGGACACCCACGTTCACTCATTCGTCGGCCAGTGGGGACCATAACTGAAAACAGATATTATCCACGCGCCTACGAACTCAATACCGCGCAGCAAATCACGTAGGCGCATTGGCCGCACATGGTTGTGGGATTCATGCCGGACTCCTTAAGTTTGACAACTCATGAATCACCTTATCCATCTCGCATTCAGGTTTTGACATTTCCTGTTGCCGTGATGTTGGCCGTGAACCCGTTCAGGTCGGGTTCCAACGGTTTTGCATCATTCATTGGCGTGAATCCTAACAGGTTCGACTCCTGTTGCGGCCACTGTCCCCACCGGTTAGTGCGATTGCCGGACTGGGGATTTGACGTGGATTGGATGACTCGGGGTCTCTGGTTCTTCTTCCCCTACGGGTCGCGGGTTCGACTCCCGCCCACGTCCGAAGCCGTCGAGAGACGGCCCATCATAATTGAAAACCCGGTTGACGGGGGAGCCTAAAAAATCATATTCCAAAGTCGATTTCTCTAGGCGCTTACATACACACTCTCTCCCGTCAACCACTGCTGGTGCAAGGAACGTGGCCGCTGCTATCTCAGCCGTTCGATTCATCGGCGGTCAGATGGTTCGACTCCATCCACCAGCACGCAATCACAGAAAGGAAAACTCTCATGGACACCATCAACGTGAATGGCGAAACCTACACGAAAGTACCGGACGAGATCAGCTTGTTCGGACGAACCTACCTGCTGGCGGACGACACCATCCCGGAACCATTGGACGTGTCGGACTGGCATCCAATCGAACCGGATTACCGTATCACGCTCAGGGAATACATGACCCAACAGCATCCAGAAGACGCCAAGCGTAACCTCACCGGACTGGGCCAAGTCGTGAAGAACGTGGTTCTGAATGCCGGTAAGGGAGACTTGTTGGAAGAGAACAGCAATGGTGCCATCATTTACACCCGCTCGTTGTTCCCGCTTGTCGAACAGGGCTACAGGAAGTGGCGTTACCGGAATAATGCCCACATTATGGAACGGAGTGTGGCGGAAGTATGACGGAAGTGAAATTTCCCAGCATGGTGGACATGCCGGACAAGGAGTATTTCGCGCATCCGGCAATCGACCAGACTGGTTTGAAGAAGTTCATGGAGTCTCCAAGAGCGTACGCATGGCACAAGCTGAACCCTCTCGACAACAGTACGTTGGCGTTCGGCAAGGCCGCGCACAGTCTCATTCTCGGTAGTGGCCCGAAGGTCGAAAGGAAACTCGACGGGCGCACCAAAGCCGGTAAAGCACAAGCCGAACAAGCCAAATCGGACGATCTGGTAATCCTTTCCGGTTCCGACTATGAGAAGCTTCAAAACATGGTGGATTACGCGCCGGACATGAACAGTCTCGTGGAAGGCAAACCGGAAATCGCCTTGTTCGCCATCGACCCGGCCACTGGGCTGGAACTGAAAGGCAAAGCCGACTGGCTACCCGACCATCCCGGCATGGACGGCGTCATGTGGCTGTACGACTACAAGACCACCGGCCATGACGTGCAGGACTTCACTGGTTCGGCATACAAGTTCGGCTACCACATTCAAGCCGCCTTCTACATGATGCTGTACCGGCTCGTAACCGGATACCAGGGTGCGATGGGGTTCAGGTTCGTCGTGCAGGAGAAGCAGGAACCATACGACTGGATGATCTGGGAACTATCCGAAAACGACCCTGAAATCTCACTTGTCGCCGTGAAGCAGATCCGTGAAGCGTTGGATAGGCTCAGCTTCTACTGGAAGAACCATATTCCGTTGGAAGACATGCTCAACCAAGGATTGCCGAAAAACCCTCTGCCTATCAGATTCACTGACTGGCAGATGAACCATCTGATTGGAGATGATGACCAATGGGAAATGTGATTCCAAAGAATCGTAAAGCCTACGGATACGATTACGCAGACCTTGGCTCGGTGGTCAACTATGTGACCGAAGTGTTGGGATTCCGCGTCGAACAGGACATTCACTACAACAATCTTCCCCAATATCCGAACGGGTACGGGTTCGTCGTTACCCACTATTGGCAGGATTTCAGCAAGTCTTGGAGCGAATACGCGGCACCCGTTCCGATCATTGTTGGCGATTCCGCTGGCAAACGTGAACAGCCGTTCATGCAACGGTACGGGAGTGCGGAAACGTATGCTCGACGCTACAGTCTGCTCACCTTGTTCTGTCTGGCGACCAGTGATGATGACGGACAGTTGGCGGGCTATCAGCGTGGAAATCCGATGAACGAGGAACTACGCAAACAGGTGGCCGCGCTCCTAGCTCAAGGGAACATTCCGGCAGGACGCGAGTCCGAAGCCATCGGCAATCGTATCAAAATGCCTGTGAATTACGCAAGATTGACCGACTGGCAAGCCCAATTGTTCATCAACAGTTTCAAAAAGAATGAAGAAGTCAAGGAGGCCGCATAATGGCTGGAGAAACCGTTATCACGATCATTGGCAATCTGACTAGGGAGCCTGAACTGCGCTCCACCAGCAATGGTGAGAACGTGGCTAATTTCACTATCGCATCATCTGACCGTAGGTTTAACCGGCAGACGAACCAGTGGGAGGATGGTGACACGCTGTTCATGAACTGTTCCGTATGGGGTGGCATGGCGCAGCATGTCGCTCAATCCTTGCACAAAGGTATGGGCGTGATCGCTCAAGGTCGTTTGAAGCAGCGTTCCTATCAGGCCAATGATGGGACTCAACGTACTGTGGTCGAGCTTCGCGTGGACGAGATCGGCCCGAGTCTTCGTAATGCGACTGCCCAAGTGCAGAGGATTCAACGTGGCGGCGCTCAGGCGGCCCCGCAGGGCGGTTTCAATCCGAGTCCGAATAATGTTCCGTCTAACGGTTTCCAACAGCCGCAACAGCCAACCCAGCAACCACAGCAGGGTGCCGACTCGTGGGGAGCGAACAACAATCAGCCTTCCACGTTCGGCAACTTCGGAAACGACACTGATTTCTAATCCAGACTAAAAGGAACCAACATGGCAAACATCATCCCATACAGGGAGTTTCTGAAAAGAAAGGAGCTGCGCGAGCAGGAGACTGGCATCACCGTTAGCCCGCAGCAGCTCCACCCATCCCTGTTCGACTGGCAGAAGCGTATCGTCGCATGGGCTTGCAAAGTAGGACGTGCAGCCATATGGGCGGATACGGGTCTTGGTAAGACCAGAATGCAACTCGAATGGTTACGGCAAGTCTGCGCCGGACATGGGACGGGGCTTATTCTAGCGCCGTTGGCCGTATGCCAGCAAACCATCCGCGAAGGCGCCGCAATCGGCATGGAAGTGCGTTATGTGCATGACCAGTCGGAAGTGTCGGACGGGTTCAGCATCACGAACTATGAGCGTGTGCCGAAACTCGACGTGTCCAAATTCAATGCGGTCGTGTTGGACGAGGCTTCGATTCTGAAACAGTCGGACGGCAAGACCCGCAAAATGCTGATCGACACGTTCAGGGATACGAAATACCGTCTCGCCTGTACCGCCACACCGGCACCGAACGACCCGGAGGAACTATGCAATCAGGCCGAGTTCCTTGGATACGCCACCCGTGTGAAGATGCTTGCCACGTATTTCGTGCATGACGGGAATATTTGGCGTTTGAAAGGTCACGCGGTTAAGCCGATGATGCGGTGGATGTCGCAATGGGCCATCGCATTGCGCAAGCCGTCCGATATTGGCGGTGATGATGCGGGATATGAGTTGCCCGGATTGAATCAGACCGTTGATGTTGTCGCCTATCACGGCAGCATCCCGGAAGGCCAATTGTTCGCAGCTGACCTTGGTGGCGTCGGCGGGCGTGCGAGAGTCCGTAAGGAAACGCTTGTTGACCGTGTGAGCCGGTGTGTCGATCTGGTCAACAACGAACCTGAAGAACAGTGGATTATCTGGGCTGGATTGAACGACGAGGCGGACATGCTGAACAGGCTTATCCCCGGCAGTGTGAATGTGAAAGGCTCCATGTCGCCGGAAGACAAGGCCAAGGCGTTCCTTGACTTCGCTGATGGGAACATTCCGGTGCTGATCACGAAGGGTTCCATGGCTTCGTTCGGTTTGAACTGGCAGAACTGCGCTCGAATGGCGTTCTGCGGTTTGAACGATTCGTGGGAATCCTACTACCAGTCGATACGCCGCTGCTACCGGTTCGGGCAGAAGCGCGTGGTTGACGTGCATGTGGTGGTTTCCGATTTGGAACGCGAGATAGCGGAGAACATCACCCGCAAGGAACAGCAGGCCACTCATTTGAGTGACGAGCTGGTGAAGACGATGAATGAATCGAACTCTTTCGGAAAGGCCGCATGATGGTCGATGAAATGTATATGACCGATGAAGCCAAAGGCAAGGATTGGACACTATGGCTTGGCGACTCGTGCGAACGCATGACGGAAATGGCTGACAACAGTGTTGATCTGAGTGTGAGCAGCCCGCCGTTCGCAAGCCTGTACGTGTACTCCGATTCAACCCGCGACTTGGGCAACAATAGTTCCCGTGAAGAGTTCATCGAGAACTACGGGTACATCATCCGCGAACTGTTGAGGGTCACGAAACCGGGCCGTATCGCTTGCGTGCATGTGCAGCAGGTTGTGACCACGAAGACCGCTGACGGCGTGGTTGGATTGACCGACTTCCGCGGTGATGTGATTCGAGCCTATGTGGAGAACGGTTGGATTTTCCACGGTGAAGTCACCGTGAACAAGAATCCACAGGCTCAGGCCATCCGCACGAAGGCTCAGGCTCTCATGTTCGTGACGAAGAACAAGGATTCCAGCATGAGCCGTCCCGCGTTGGCTGACTATCTGCTGATGTTCCGCAAGCCGGGCGAGAATCAGGTGCCGATCAAGAACGATGTGAGCAACGAGGAATGGATTGATTGGGCGCAGCCGGTCTGGTGGAACATTCGAGAGACCAACACGCTTAACGAGCGTCTTGGGCGAGAGAACACCGACGAACGCCACATCTGCCCGCTGCAATTGGATTTCATCGAACGGTGCATCCGCTTGTGGAGCAATAAGGGCGAGCTTGTGTTCGACCCGTTTGGTGGCATCGGCTCGACCGTGTACGAGGCAATCAAACTTGGCCGCAAGGGCATGAGCATTGAATTGAAGCCTTCCTATTGGGATGCGTCGGTGAATCTGATGCGCGATCTTGAAGAGAAGCTTGGAGAGGCGACACTGTTCTGATGGTTCCGCTCTCTGGGATTACCGAACCCGCATGGTGCGACAAGCATGGGGTCGAATATTACGGCCCCACTTGTCCTGAATGCGAGTCGGAAGCCGAAGACTATTGGGATGATATTGGAGACGCGAGCATATGGGATTTATGACCTATGATTTCGACATTCCAGGCGAACCCGTCGCGAAGGGCCGTCCACGATTCTACGGGTATCGGGCTGTGACCCCCCAGCATACGAGGGATGCTGAGGAACTGGTGCGGAACCAATTCCACATGTTCTACCCTCATGCCGAACCATTGGACGGGGACGTGATGATGATTCTCATGTTTTATAAGGGGCGTCATGGGAAACCGGATTTGGACAATCTGGAAAAGCTCGTCAAGGACGCGTTGAACGGTTTGGCCTACGTGGATGACCAGCAGGTGAAACTCACGTTGTGCGCCATGCTGGAACCCGACCGTATGGCATGGGGACAACGGGCGAAACGGCTTGTCAAACGTCGGCAGGGAATGCCGTTGACATACGGCGGCAATCCTTATGAGCCGCATACGGAAATCCATATAGAACCCTTGCATGACATTCACGGCGGGTTGGAAAGTCTCGTCAGAAACACGAAGGAGATGATAAGCGATGTCGGAAACCAGCCTGAATACCGGTGAGATGCTGTTCCAACTGCGTGTCTGGGATTACTTGGCTTGGGCGTTGGACGATAAGCGTCTCGACCATGTTGAGAACCTGTACTACAAGGGGCGGCCGATCAGTGTTTCGACGTTCGCCAATCCGAACGTGCCGATGGTGAAATGCTTCGATAAGGCTGAACTGTCGGCTGGTGACATTGATTCTGAATATCCGTTCGTCATACAAGCCGATGGCATGTTCGATGCTGACGTGATGGACGAGCGTGAGTGGATCGCGTCTCAACCCGCTTACACGAGTCTGAGCGTGTGGGACAAGTTCGAGACTCTGCTACCGGCCAAACCGTCTGTGGAATGCGTTGACTCGGGCACTCGAATGTTCATCCGATTCACGTTGGGTGAATTGGCGGGCATGTTGAACAGTGGGTTGCCGCTCGGAGGTGGACGATGATTTTTCCAGCAGTCAACGTCAACGGCATCCATTTGAGCAGCCAACAGCATGAGGCGCTTGTCAGCATATGGCGTACCGGTCGAATGCCGGAACCCCACGCAGGTCAGAAACCGTGGCTGTGGATTCAAGCGCTCAGACGGCGCGGCTTGGTATCCGGCAATGCGCTCAGACTGACCGACAAGGGACGCCATATCGTCCAACTCCTACAGGACAGGAAAGCATTCCGGTCTCAAAGCACCGCCGACAATCCACACTACGGAGCTTACTGGGACGCCTACTACGCCGACCAGTCCACATACCCGTACAAGCCGACGTTGGAAATCATTTGCGAAAGGAACTGTGATGAAACTTGACCCGCCACCGGACTTGGTTGAAATCGCTGAAGCCCTGGACGCGATGGCGAAACCACACTGGGGGAGCGGCATCGTCTTCAGCTGTGACGGCCTGCCGGTCACCACACCAAGACAAGAAGCAATCTGGATGGAATACAACGGCATCACAAGAGGGGAGGACTAATGGCAAGGCGTGGTTACGTGCAGCTCGTGAACGGCTTCTACGACAACGACAAGGTGCGTGATCTCGTGCGCATTGGCCGTGCTGACTCGGTGGGCGTGTTCTGTATGGCTCTCTCGCTGTGCGGGGACAGGCTCACGGATGGCTTCGTGCCGCGCCGCGCCATGCTCTCCAACATCGGTGCCACTCAGGAGCAGGTGCAGGCGCTGGTGGACGAGGGAATGCTCGAAGAGGTCGATGACGGTTGGATAATCCACGATTACACCGCTCACAATCGCACCAAAGAGCAGGTCATGCACGCGCGAGCCGACGCGAAGGCACGCAAGAGCAAATCCCGTGGTCACAGCACTGTCACAGCAGTGTCACAGCGTGACATGCGTGTGACATCGGGACAAACACCAGAACACCAGAACACCAGAACCCAAAAGAAAGAAGAAGAATATTATTCTTCTTCCAAAGAAATGACACTTGCCATGTTCCAAGACTCACGAGAATTGGCGGCAGCCAACAGCATGATGCGCGCCACGTATCCGAACTTGGATTTACAGGATGCTTGGAACGCTTTCTCCGTCCGCCACTATGCCAGAATCAGCACCGTGGGGGATTGGATACGCCTATGGCGTGGCTGGTGTGAGAACCGGGCGCAAATGGGTGGTATCCCACCGTCGAAGCCACACGTCCACACTTGGGCTTGCGAACACACGTTGAAAGCCTTGCACCTCCAATCGCAGGATGACGTGACCGACATGGCGTCAGCCGTCAAAAAAGCCAATGAGCTAAACCAGAAGGAAGAACCCTAGTGAAATACATCAGCCTGTTCAGCGGCATTGAAGCAGCAACTGTCGCATGGCAAACACTCGGATGGGAGCCAGTCGCATACGCCGAAATCGAACCATTCCCCAAAGCAGTACTCAAACACCACTATCCGAACGTCCCAGACTTAGGGGACATGACGAAAGTTAATTGGAAGGAATACCACCATGCAGCAGATGTCGTTGTGGGAGGAAGCCCCTGCCAGGCATTCAGCATCGCCGGACTCAGGAAGGCTCTGGACGATCCACGCGGCCAGCTCATGCTCGAATATCTCCGAGCTTGCGCAGAAATTGATCCGGAATGGATCGTATGGGAGAACGTGCCCGGAGTACTGTCGGCTGAACGCGGACGGGCTTTCCAGTCGCTCCTTGAAGCCGTGGCCGAACTCTGGCCTGATGGGGGGGTGCATGGCGAGTGCTGGACGCTCAGTTCTTCGGTGTGGCCCAACGACGCGAGCGTGTGTTCCTTGTCGTCAACACTCGAGACTGGCGGCGTGCCGCCCCGGTTCTTTTTGAGCGCGAAAGCCTGTGCTGGGATTCTGCGTCGAGCCGAGAGAAGAGGGAAACCCTTGCCGGTGGAACTGCGAACATCATTGGAAACGCAGATTCACACGTTGGAGAATGCCTGACACCCGGCGAGAGCCAGGCTCGCCGCGTGTATGCGGCTGACGGCGTGATGCCGACGTTGCAGGCGCGTGAGCATGGCGGACAGAACCAGCAGGCGGTCATGCTGGACTTCCACCAGCAGGATGGCCGTTTCAAAGTGTCGAACCATCCAGAAGTGTCGAACACTCTCACCAGCCACATGGGAACCGGTGGAAACAACGTTCCACTTGTGAAAGCGTTCAATCCGACATTGAGCACTGACCATAATCCAGCCGTCTACGAGGTGGCAGGAAACATCATCGGTCGCGGAGCAATGAACGGCGGGAATCAGCTTGGTGTTGCCGACCCGGACGAAAACGGCGCTTTCACATTGACTTCCACTGACAGACATGCGGTGGTTGAAATCGAGAGAGAGAGAGAGAGAAGTGATGTGCAGTGCGGACAGTCAGGCGAACGCGGCACGGTGCTTTAATCTTGCGCCGACGCTGATGGCACATGCAGGGAAAGACGCCCCATTCATCTATCCGACAGCCGATGGGAGAGACTAATGGCCCTTACCTTCAAGATACGCGGTGGAGGAACGGGGGGGGGTAAGGGATTTCTGGGACAGGAAGAGCTTTCCGCCACGCTCAGCACACGCAACGACCAGTTTCTACATACGGAGGATTCGATGAATGGTTTGACGGTTCGCAGGTTGACGCCGTTGGAATGCGAAAGGCTTCAAGGTTTCCCGGACGGATGGACGGATATTCCGTGGAAGGGGAAGAAGCACGCGCCGGATAGTCCACGCTACAAGGCGCTCGGTAATTCGATGGCGGTTCCTGTCATGAGATGGATAGGTGAGGGCATCCAATTGGTTGAAGACAACAAGGGATTGTTCCAGGAGAACCCCAGTGAGCAGTGACAATCCATCCAAGGAGACGTGCCGCATGGTTGATGATCGTGATGGGAGACGTTGCGTGCGTTGTGGCCGAAGCTTGTATGCGGTTGGTGGTTCCCGGCATCATCGGAAACTCCGTAGCCAATGCACGAGGGTGGAGAAGCATCAAGTGCAGAATCTGATTCTGCTTTGCGGTTCGGGTACGACGGGCTGTCATGGTTTCGTTCACATGCATCCGACTATCGCTTATGAGAACGGATGGTGTGTGAAATCGTTTCAAGACCAGTTGGAAGTGCCGGTACGGACTTGGCATGGACTCGTGTATCTCACCGCAGACGGCAAATATTCATCGACAAAGGAACAATCAAATGACTGACAATATCAATCCATCACATTACAAGGATGGCCCGTTCGAGTGCATCGAACTCAGCCGACTGCTCTCAAGCGATTGGGGCCAAGCCGTGCAGTATTGCTTCCGCTGGCAGCACAAGAACGGTGTCGAAGACCTCAAGAAGGCGCTCTGGTTCATCAATGACGCAATCACGCATAATGTGCCGTTCTTCGCCGCGTGCTGCAAACGGAACGCCGACATTCTCGAAGCTCAGGCAATCAGGCTTCTTGGCATCCTACAGGCCGAGAACTGGGCTGATCTCGAACAGTTCTGGCGGAACCTCAAGTGGGGAGACCGCGTGGACGTGCTCGAAGCCCTCACCGACAAGATCAATGAAATCGAAAAGGATGGTGAGTGATGAACCGGGACCGGGTAATCATCGTCGCGATCATCTGCATGACGATTATCTTCATCGCGTCCACCGTATCGCCAGCCGGTTCCAGTGGGAAAACCGGTACGGGTTTTCAAATGGAAACGGTCAAGACCGGTGACGTGACATGGGCGTGTTTGAAGCATAACGGCGAATATGTCGGCTGCAACACGGTGGAGACGGTCAAATGAATGTTTTCACAGGCAAGACCGGCTACATCGTCTGGCCGCAAGGCGAGATGGGACGGCACACTTGCCGCGTGTACGAGTCTCTGGATGAAGCTGTGGGCGCGGCACATTCCAAAGCCGACTTCCACCACAGGCCGTATGACGTGCGTACCGCTTATGAGAGTCCGGTAAGAACCATCAAAACAATCAACCCAAGGAGACACCAATGAGCGACAGAGTGAAAGTCGGCACGAGCAAGGTCACGTTCCGTGTGCGCGCGTTCGACTATCCGCAGATCGAGCTCGCATCCGTCGAAGTGGATGTGCCGATGTACACGAAGACGGACAACAAGCTCGACAACATGCAGCAGGGATATGTCACGGCGGACGTGCCGGACGGTTTCAACGAGAAGGTCAAAGACGCATTGCAGGTGTTCGCGGACACTCTACAGGCATCGTTCAACGAAGAAGGAGAGTGAAATGTTGAGAAGCATTGATTTCCGGCACCATGCCTTCCGAGGTACCCAATCAAAGCGAGGACGCGAAGGAATAGTTATGTGGTTCAAACGCAGACGCAACGAATATGGGTGTCCAATGTGCGGCAGACTACCAGTAATCAAGGCATCGCAAACGGAAAAATACCACGAGAGCCGCAAAGTAAGGACAACACTCACAGTCTACCGGCTCCAATGTTCACGTGGACATATCTCTACCAGCTGGTTCAGCCACGCCGCACTCGCAAGCAGGCAGTGGAAAGAACTCGTGGACGAGTACAAGGGGAAGGATACGAAATGAGCGCGTATCAGCCTGTTCTTGACCCCGCCTGCGGCGGCCGAATGTTCTGGTTTGACAAATCGGATGATCGGGTGCTTTTTGGTGATGTGCGTGATGAGAGCTGGGAATTGTGCGATGGGCGTAGG